ATATCGCAAGGATGCGTGAAGAAAAGGAGTTGTTGGATGACGAAGGATTTTCTGGCCCTGGGCGGTTTGCTTTTCCTCTGTGGATGCTCTGTGGACAATACTGGGGGTCAGTTTGTGCCATCGACGCCCTATCAGGCCACCGGCGGCCAATATGTTCCGCCGCCCCAATATCAGCCGATTTTGCTGGACGCCGGTGCATTTATGAACAAGCCGAGCCAGCAGACTAACTGCACTCCAACTTACGGCGGTTCGTTTAGCTGCATCACGCAATAAGATCGGCCAGCAGGCGAGCCGACGTGCATCGCGGCCCGCTGGATTAAAGCGGACACTCCCGGAATCGAACTCCTACGTGGCTCCTACCCAGCGCCATCTGGGGGATATAGTGGGGGACGAAAAACATGCCGTCATGGCTAACAAGATGATTTTGCTTGAATAATTTCAATGAAATGGCGGAGAGACAGTCCGACAATTCCCGAATGTGCCTTCACCTAAAGCATTGATAAACAACAATATTGTTGTTTTCCAGCAGCGGTTTGTGCAGCAAAATGTGCAGCGGACTCCTATAGCCTTTGGGCATGGGTCAGGTATGATCACCAAATGGAAAACCCCCGGCGTTCGCAGCGCCGGGGGCCAATAGATGACGACAAAGGAACAAGCAATGTCGCAACCGAATACTATAACAGCTAGTCTGAATCTGCAATCCGCCCTTGATTTGGCCAAGGTCGGAATCCCGGTCTTCCCCTTCCGTCTGATCAATCGCAAAGGCAAGCTCGAAAAGGTTCCGTGCATTAGGGACTGGCAGAACAGGGCCACCACCGACGACACCGAAATTCGCCGCCTCTTTGCCAAGTGGCCCGACGCGATGCCCGGAATCCCGATGGGACCGCGAACCGGACTGTTGACCGTGGACGTTGATCAGAAGAACGGCAAAGACGGCTATGCAGGTCTTCGCGCTATCGGCTTCGATCCTGAAGCCCTCTCGCCC